AACAGACATTAATTTATAGTGGAAAAGTTGGAAATAAGATAAATATTGGCTATAGAGAATTTTCAAGTAACATGGCAAGACCAGCATTTAATAATGATGTTGAATATGATTTAAATGAATCTAAGCAAATTGGCTATAAAGGTGCATTGTTAGATGTTATTGATGCAAACAATCAAAACATTACCTACAAAGTTTTAAAGAATTTTAATAAGGTGGAATAAAATGTCAGATAACAATACTCAAGGGATGAAAGAAAGTGAAGTGTGTAATGCAATTGGTTGGGTTTTAATAGCATTGGGCTTTATTGCTGGATTTATCTTTATATTAGCTTTTGGACAAATTGAGATTCCAAATCCTAGTTATCTATATCCAGATAGAACTGAAAAAGTTTGGTCAGGGTTAATGGTTGTAACGGGGATTGGCATTATGTTTAATGGATTTTTAATTGGTTATTTATTCCAAAAAATTGCCAGTATTCTACGTTACCACGAGCACAAAGTTTAAAATTTAATTTCTGAAGAAAACCGCAATTAAGCGGTTTTTTTTATGTCTGGAGAAAAATCATGGCGACAAACTTAGGTACTTTGACCTTAAACTTATTGGCAAATACTGGGTCATATACTCAAGGTTTGCAGCGTGCCGAACGTCAGACACGTCAAAGCACTGAAAATATGGCACAAGATTATAATCTTGTTGGAAAAACGATTGGTGAGCTAAAAAATACCGTTGTTGGTTATATGGCAGGCATTATAAGTGTGGGTGCGGCTATTGCGAAAATGGATAGCTATACAGGTCTTCAAAACAGATTAAAGCTTGTCACTACTTCGCAAGCTGAATTAAACCAAGCGATGCAAGATACTTTTTCAATTGCACAGGCAACGGGTCAGTCTTGGGATAGTACAGCTCAGGTGTATCAACGATTTGCAGATAATGCAAAGCGTCTAGGGATTACTTTTCAAGAAACAGCAGTTTTAACTGACACTGTAGCAAGGGCTATTGCGATTTCAGGCGGAAGTGCTGCCAGTGCTGAAGCTGCATTGGTGCAGTTTGGACAGGCATTGGCATCGGGTGTACTTCGTGGCGAAGAATTCAATTCTATTTCAGAGCAAGCACCTGGTTTATTAAAAGCAATAGCAACAGGCTTAAACGTCAATATTGGCGAACTTCGTAAAATGGCAAATGAAGGTCAATTGTCTGCTGATGTTGTTGTTGGGGCGTTAGAAAAAGCTAAGATTTCGGTAGATGAATTATTTGGTAAAACAGATTTTACCATCGGTAATTCTTTTACGATGTTAAGTAATGCATTGACACAATTTGTTGGTGAAGCAGGTAAAAGTTCAGGTGCAGCACAATTGATTTCAGGGTCAATTCAAGGTTTAGCAGCTAATCTTGATACTGTTACCAATGTTGCAATGGTTGGAACTGCCTTTTATGTAGGTTCATATATCCCTGCATTATATTCAAGCGTTGCAGCAGGGTATGCGAAGACAAAACAACTCATTGAACAAACTACAGTGCAGTATGCAACGATTAATGCTGAACGTATTGCAGCAGCTCAGGCTCTCGCAAGTGCACAAGCAGTCGTTGTAAATACTCAAGCAACCTTGGCGGCTTTGGCAGCAGAAAAAGCGCTAGAAGTTGAGCGATTAAAAGCTCAAATTAATCAGGCAGGTCGTATTGCTTCTACTACACGTATGGCACAGTTACGTAGAATTGAAGCTCAAGTTACCGCTGAATTAACAGCCGCTGAAACTGCGTTGGCAGCAGCAAGAGCAAGATCAGCAGCAGTAACGGCAACATCTACAACAGTTGGTGCGGGATTGCTTGGTATTTTGGGTGGGCCTGTTGGTTTAGGTTTAACTGTTGCTGGTGTTGCGGCTAGTTATCTTTTAATGCGTGATAATGCTGAGGAAGTAAATCAGAAATTAATTAAGCAGGCTTCGGTTGCTGATATTGCTGCTTCAGAATTATCTAAATTACATGGCGCTGAGCGAAAATCGGCTATCAATGATTTAACGGCTGCATTCGAAGCTCAGAATAAAGAACTTCGTAATTCTGAATTGGCTGTTGGATCTGCACTTATTAATGTTCAAAATTATGCACTAGGTAATGCTGAAGTTGCTCGTATTTCAAATGAAGCAAGGCTGGGAACTATCAGTTATACAGATGCGGTAAAGCAGTTAAATAATTTAAGTATTTCACCAGAACTTTATAATGCTCTAAAAGATCAAGTTGCAAAGTATGATGAAAATTATATTAAGGCAAATAAATCTGCTGATGCTTTGAAGGTATTTGGTAAAGAAACAGTTTTAGCAGGTAATGCCGCGCAAAATGCAATTATTCAACATCAAAATCAAGCTGATGCAATTAATAATACCGCTGCGGCTGCTGATAAGGCGAGTGAAGCACTTAGTAAATATCGTGATAAGCAGAAAGAATCTGTCTTTGAAAGTTTGTATAAGACTGGGTTGATGGATCAGAATTATAGCTCTGCACAAGCACAAGCTATTTATGATGCTCAAATGGCAAAGGGTGATAGTGCGATATTATCTAAGGCTGATATTGATAGTGCATTAAATACTTTAAAAATTCAGGAGCAATATAAGGCTCGTGAAGAAGCTGAAAAGGAGGCAGCGAAGAAACTTGAAGATGCTGCTAAGAAGCGTGAATCTGATCGAAAAAAGGCAGCGGATGATGCGAAAAGATTACTGGAGCAACAATTTCAAGATCGGGAGGATATTTATTATAAATATGCTAGTCGTGAGATGAAAATTGAGCAGGATTTGCAGAAAGAGATTTCTAAAATTCAGAAATCGAATTTTAGTCCTAAAGACACTGCTGGTTATATCCAAAATGCTCAAATGCGAAGTGGTCTTGAGATTCAGCTTTATCAGGCTCAACTTGATGCTGAATTGAATGATTGGAAAAGCACAGAGCAAGAAAAGTTGAATCAAAAAGTTTATGTCAATGAATTAATGATTCAGCTTGATGCTGATATGAATGATAAGCAAAAGCAGCAAGCCATGCAGTCACTTATTGCACGTTCAAATCAAGAGCTTTCTTGGATGAAGCTTGAGGAGGCTCAGCGTATTAGTGATGCTGGTGAAGCATTGCGTACTGATCTACAGAACATCGAGATTAAATATGCATTTGAGCGAAAGAAAATTGAGGAAAATGCTCAATTGTCACAGGATGAAAGACAAAAGCGTGTGGCTCTGTCTTTTGCGGCAGAAGAACATCAAAAGCGTCAAAACTTAAATAGTGCTACTGCTGCATGGGGTGGTACATATGCAGATTTGACGGGCACTGGCGCTCAGTATCAAATGGAGCGTGATAAATTCAGTAAATATGATGAATCACAAGCTTTGTTTGATGCTCAAATGGCATTAGCTCAGTCTGCGGAAGAAAGAGAGGCAATTTGGCAAGCTCACAATGATCGCATGGCTATGATTGATCAAGATTATTGGGGAAAAACCAAATCTTATCAGTTGGGAATGGCTTCAGACGTTTTTGGTGGTTTAGCAGGTGTAATGCTGAATTTTGTCGACGAAAGTTCAAGTTCTTATCGAGCTTTAGTCGCTATTCAAAAAGGTGCTAATTTAGCCAGTGTTTTGATGAATAGTATTACTGCAATCAGTGCTGCTTGGGCTTCAGCTCCTTTCCCTTATAATTTACCCGCTGTTGGTATTGCAACAATTCAGACAGGTGCATTACAAGCGACATTGCAGGCATTTACTCCACAAGGCTTTGCAACTGGTGGTCATATTACAGGGCAAGGTACAGGAACGAGTGATGATATTCCGATTTGGGCATCCAATGGCGAATTTATGATTCGTGCTGCTGCTGTTGAAAAATTAGGATTAGCAAATCTTGATTACATTAACCGTACTGGGATGTTGCCGCCACGTTTTGCAACTGGCGGTCTAATTAATAGCGATATTATGAGGACTAAAACCATTGGAAATACACCTAGTAAGGGTGTTGACTACAATACGATGCAAAGTCAGCAGCAACAGCCTACGGTTGATAACAATATGAAAGTTTTAATCTTTGATGATCGTGCTTCATATGAGCAAGAAATGATGGGTCCAACTGGAGAAAGAATCTTCTTGTATCACTGGAAGCGAAATCAAAGCAAATTATCAAGATAACCGACCAATAATGGTCGGTTTTTTTATGTGAGCAATTTATGAAAGTGACTATAAATGAGCGTGATTATATCTTGCTCACAAAATGCCCTTTACGTGACACGACGGAACGTTATGAGTTTAAAACCGATGTACATAAAAGTTATGACGGAACAATTGAAGAAAGATTGCCATTGCGTGACCAAGCACGGCAGTCGTTCAATTATTCTCAGCTTGCGTTGCGTAAAGAAATTCCTGAACTTTTCAATGTGCTTTATTCGTGGATGCGAAAAGAATTTTTAATCCCTCAGTTACTTGAAAGTAAAGTCGTAGGTGACTTGACTGATGACTTTATAGAAACTGAAACCACTAATTTAGGCATCAATATTGGTACTTTGATTTTGATTTACTCAAATGAAAATTATCAGGTGCGTGAAGTCACTGAAATTGGGCGTTATGAAGTGATTGAAGATATACCAACTTATATAGATGGTTATCGTTTGAATGCCGCTGTTACTGCAACTGCTGCATCGATCAAGCCATTGCGGAAATGCATCATCAGTGGTGATGTAAAGATGCAAGCCAATGGTTCGGTATTAAAACCAAATCTTAATTTTTTGGTTTTAGATTCTGTTGAATATCCAGTTGCGGCTGTTCCTTTGCAATACAAAGAAGATGATCTTTATTTCACTTCATTGTTATTAGAGGGAAATATGCTTGATGTGAATTTTCAGCAGCATCAAGCATTGGTCGATGGCGATCTAGGTGGGATATGGTCATTCAGTCATTGGATACAACCAGAAACACTTAAAAATTTACGTGTGATCATGAAGTCGCGTCAAGAGTACATTGATTACAAGAAATGGTTTTATAGAAGACGTGGACGTTTAAATCCATTTTGGTTGCCAAGTTACCAGAATAACTTCAATTTCATTTCTCGATCTGCTTCAAGTATTACTGTCAAAAATGACAATTACTTGAGTGATCGAAAGAATATCGCAATCAAAGCCAATGGTGTTTGGACTGCGCACTCAGTAACTTCAACAAGTGTAAGCGGTGAAAACATTGTGATGAATTTAACGCCACAGCCGCCGATCAATATTGAACGAGTTTCATATCTTGGTTTGTATCGCCTAAATAGCGATGCGGTGGAGTTTTATTTCAAAGGTGCTGACATTGTTGAAGCTACTGTCCCAATAGTTGAGATTACCACATGATGAATTTATTCAAATCAAAAAAGGATTTATTTGAGTTTAAGCATGGCGACAAGACTTGGTATTTAACAAGTGCTTCAAAAGCTGTTGAGCATAACGGGCATATATATTTACCCTTGGTTGTTGGGCGTAGCGACATCACAGACGAAGATATTGATAAGTGCGATACCGAGATTACTTTTCCTTATCCCATGCAAATATTGAATGCAGAGGGTGATGACTTACAAGCATTGTTCATCAATAAGATTTACTTCAAAAGCGTTACGGTCACTATTCTTGAGCTGTATAAAGGTGAGACCTTAGTCATTCATATAGGGCGAGTGATTCAGCCAAAATTTGATGATGATGCAAACACAATGACACTTGTGAGTTCTACTGCTGAGACTCAACAGAACAAGAATATTTTGACTCGTAAGTTTCAAAAGACGTGCTCAAATAAAATATACGATCGAATTTGCGGTCTAAATATTGAAGATTGGTCAGTTGAAGTCACTGTGACTGCGATTGGTGGCTTGACTGTTACTTTTACTGTGAATCCAACACCTGTGCTAGATGAAAATGGTGATCCTGTTTTAGATGGTGAGGGTAATCCAGTTACTGAGATTAAAGCCTATCCAAACAACTATTTTAGTCGTGGTGTTTTGCATGAATCAGGGATTTTCACTAGCGTGATGTCAAGTACGTCGAGCACCGTGAATTTAGGTCGTGAACATTTTGGATTACAGGTGAATGATGTTGTGAAACTTGCACCTGGTTGCGATCAAACACGTACTGGTCCATGCCACACTTTATTCAACAACACACTCCGATTTATGGGCTTTCCTAATATTCCAAATACCAATCCAACAAACGATCAAATTATAAAGTGAGGTGATTAAATGCCTTTATTAGCAGTTGTTATTGTTTCCTTATTGTCTGCTGTTTATTCGTATTATTCAATTCGAAAAATGCAGAAGAAAAACCGACCTGAAGCAACCCAGTTAGATGGGTCTATAGCGGATGAAGGGGTCTCATTTTCCTCTATCTTTGGTTCACCTCATATACATGGCAATATCGTTTGGAAGGGTGATTTAAGCACAACCCCAATAAAAACCAAGAGCGGGAAGAAATGAAGATTTACATGTCGGATATTCGAAAAGCAAATATGTGCTCTCGCGGAACGAGGGCATTTTTTTTGTCTAAAGGATGGGATTTTCAGGAATTTTTAAAAAACGGTTTAGATGAAGAATTTTTTATTAAAACTGGCGACGCAATGGCTTTGCAGGTTGTAGAGGTGGCTAGAAATGGGCGGAAGCAGTAAACAAACAGTAGGTTATAAATACTTTGCAGGTCTACAGGTTGTAATTGGTAATTGTATTGAATACATGATCAATATTAACCCCGACAATCGCGGATGGATTTTTACTAAACCTGAAGAAATCGACTTACTAAAAACTGGTGATACATCAATATATGTCAACAAACCCAATTTATTTGGTGGGGATAAAGCTGAGGGTGGCTGGGTTGGAATTATTGATATTCACACTGGCAAACCTTCAACATTACGTCAAAATGAATATTTAGCAGAGCAAGATAGCCAACTAATATCTGCATATCCATATTTGTCTTACTTAGTTTTTAGGGGGACAAATGAGCCAAATTTAGAAATTGGATGGGATTTATCTAATTTTGGAATGCAAAGTGGCTTTCAACTCGTCTCAATGTCAGGCATGTTGAAAGATGTGTTGTACTGGCCTAAACGTATTCATATCAAAGATGATGGCTCTCCGCAGTGGTATGATGAAAAGGCTGAGATATTGGATCACACAATATTAGAAGATTTTGAATTCTATGACTTTTCAATACTAACAACAAGAACAATGACAAATGGTTCTCAGATACAGACAATAGTTAATTATGATGCGGATAGAGCTTCGTTTTCTCCAGTAAAAATTGGTGGGGGCACAGGGGGGAGTTCTCAAAATTATTTCGAGGGCTACGAGTCAGAGAATCGATCTTTTGTTAATACAAGTGAATATGATCTTTATGTAAGAGTCATTGCATCAACAATTGGTCAATCAACTAGTGGAAATAGTGACTCTATTTTAAAGATAGAGCCTGGAGATGTTTTTGACAAAACAAGTTGGTGTTCTAATTCTAAATATGACACAGAAACAAATACATATAAAATTGGTGTGGCTCTTGATGTTTACTTCTTATATGTTGAGCGCCATATACCAGAACAATATGCACCTGACATAAACCCTATTCATAAGATACGTGAAATCATTACTGATGACACTGCGATGAATAAACCTGAAGCGATGATCAATGATGCAAACTTCAAAGCAGCAGCAGATCGAATTTGGGATGAGGGGTTGGGCGTTTCGGGTTCTTTTACAGAGAAATCATGTAAAGAAGCAATCGATGAACTGCTTTATCACATAGAAGCAGGGATACGTGTCAATCGTCAAACTGGCTTGTATGAAATCGTACTCTTCCGTGATGATCTTTTGAATTTAGATAATGCTCAAGTATTCAATAAGAGTAATATCAAAACATTCAGTATTGAAACTGCGAATATTGATGATGTGATTAACTCGGTCAATGTGAATTATTACGATCGGGAAAATATCAAAGATTCATCATTTTCATTAGATGAATTAGGCTCAATCTTATCTAGTCAATCAAATGCGGAAACACTCGATTTTCCATATTTCATGAATCGTCGTAATGCGGAATTGGTCGGAAATTGGAAGCTTAAACAGCTTTCAACACCGACTCGCAAAGGATCTTTCACAACTGGCAAGTATGATGCTCGTAAGATCAATCGATATGATGTCGTAAAGCTGACTTGGCAAAATCAGAACATGATTGAAGTGCCAATTCGCATTATGAAAATCGGTCTAGGTGATGGGCGTGATAATACAGTTACATTAGATTGGGTTGAAGTAATTCCGTATTCTTCAATTGTTTTTCCAACAATCAACATTGATCCACCTACATCTGTTGTTTTGCCACCACAATCAAACCAAAGTATTGCATTTGAAATGCCGTATTTTGAGGCTGTGCAAAGATTTGGTCAGACGCAAGTTGATACTGAGTTGGCAAATAATCCTGATCTGGGATATTTGATGGTTGCAACAAAGAAACCGCAAAATAACTCGATCAATGCATTGTTATTTACGGAAAAAGGCACAGGTTATCAGCAAGCTTCAATTGTTGATTACTGTCCAGCCGCTCAATTAGATCAAAGCATTAGCTATTTAGACACTTCATTTGCTGTCAAAAATGTGAGTTCAATCAGTCAAGCTGAAGTTGGAACTTTAATTCTTTGTGATCAAGAATTAATGGTTTATCAAAGTTACGACACAGAGACAAAGATATTAACTGTCAAACGGGCAGCACTCGACACAGTACCGAAACCGCATTTACAAGATGCGGTTTTTTATTTCTACGATGCTTTTAGCGCGTTTGATTCTGAACAGTACGTTTTGAGTGAAGTTGTTGATGCGAAAGTGTTGACGACTACACCAAGTGGGGTTCAAGAATTAGGTGATGTAACAGCTATATCAGTAGAAATGTATGCTCGTCAAATTCGCCCTTATCCACCAGCCAATGTGAAGATTAATGATGAGTATTATCCAGCAGAGATCGAAACTGATCTGGTGGTGACTTGGGTTGATCGGAATCGATTGCAGCAGACTGGTGGCTCAATACTCGGTTGGACTGATGGCGGTGTTGCTCTAGAAAGTGGAGCAGCAACAATGCTGGTCATTAAAGAGCTAAATGAATCTAATGTTGTGATAGCAACTCATAATGTTAATGCAACGGGAACCAGCTCTTACACACTAACAATAGCATCAATGCAAGCTGACACTGTAAAGCTTGAAGTGTCTGTAAAAACTATTAGAGATGGCTATGAGTCTTATCAGTATTTCAAGCATACCGTTGATCTTTCTACGTTCTTTAGTGCTCCATATGACATTCATTATACTGTGAGATAAACATGGCTATTATTGATTACACATATAAAGTTGATGGGTTCTTCAATACCATCAATTACTATAGATCAACAACCCCTCTTAACGTGGGGGCTATGCCCCCGCCAGTCGCAACAGGTATAACAGGGTTGTCTTACTCTGACACAACCGCAGCATCTGATGCAGATTACTATGTGAGATTTGGTAGTGTAAAAGCAGGAATAGAGAAGCTAAGTAGTCAGATATCTGTATCAACAAGAGGTATCGTTGAATACGCTGATACTTACTTGAACTTGTTTGCGGATGTGATTGATAGGGGGTTAAAGCCAAAGACCTTTACAGCAACATCAATAACTTATTCCGCAAATTTTGCTGTCTTTAATGGAACAAGCTCCTATATATCAACTCCAGCGCATGCGGACTTTGGTTTTGGCACAGGAGATATGACTGTTGAATGCGCAATAAAAAGCACATCGACAGTTTCTAGATGTCTGATTGATTTCAGGGATGGAACAAACGGCAACGTATCGCTCTGGTACGACAAGGACGGTGTTTATTGGCTTGATTACTTAACATTTGAAAAGACTTCTGTGGTAACTATTAATGATGGAAATGTTCATCATATTGCCGTTGTTAGATGGGGAGGCTTACTGAAAGTTTATATTGATGGTGTGTCTCGATTCTCAAAAAACTCATCACAAAACTACGGAACGTCAAGACAGGTCAATATAGGAAGAGCACATAATGACACTGGATATTTTGACGGTTCAATTAGAAAAGTCAGGATAACTAAAGGTGTAGCTGTGTATAAAGCAAACTTCACAATTACGTATCAAATATAACGCCCCAATAGGGGCTTTTTTATTATCTGGAGAAAAGCGGTCATGGCAGAGGCAGCATCAAGCACAGCAACTTATGGTCTAGTCACAAATTTAGCAGGGGGTGGAATGGTTTTATATGGTGGTCTGTCCACCACTGAATGGATGGCTGTTTTGGGTGGTATCTGTGCGTTAGTAGGTTTGATTATTCAAGCTGTTGCAGCATATCGCAAAGATCAGCGTGATGAAGAATTACACGATAAACGAATGCATGAGAAAGATTATGACGAACAAGACTAAGATTTTTGCAGTATGTCTAGCAGCTTCGGCTGCTTTTTTTACGCTTATAAAAAATGATGAGGGCTTTACAGCAAAACCTGTAATACCTGTCAAAGGTGATCGTCCAACGCAAGGTCACGGTTCAACATTTAAGCCTGATGGCACTCCAGTCAAAATGACTGATCCGCTAATAACACGTGCAACTGCTGATAAATGGCTTCGTAATGATGTATCAAAACGCGAAATCGCATTTAGAAACTCACTCAAGGGCGTAAAGCTTTCACAGTCTGAATACGATCTGTATTTAGATTTCTCATATCAATACGGCACTTCAGCTTTTGCCAATTCATCAATGCTTCGCAATTTAAAAGCGGGCAAGTACAGAGCAGCTTGTGACTCATTACTGAAGTACAAGTACGTTGCAAAACGAGATTGTAGCATTCGAAAAAATAACTGTTATGGCGTTTGGACTCGACAACTTGAGCGTCATAAGAAGTGTTTAGAGGTGAACTAATGACTTGGATTTTATTAAACAAACGATGGTCTTTGATCATCGTTTTGTCATTTTTGTATCTAGTGCAGATTGCATACACAAATCACTTGGTTGGAAAGCTAAAAGCAGCAGATCAAAAGTGCATGGCACAGATACAAGAAATCGAGCGTAAACAAGTGAAAGCACTTGCAGAAGCTCAAAACAAGGCAAACAAAGCGAGTGCTGATTATGAGCAAATTAAAGCAGAACAACGTGCAAAAGTCGAAACCGTTACACGTACAGTGCAAAAGATCGTTGGGCGTCCTAGCTATCAGCGTGATTGTTTTGATGCTGATGGGTTGTCAGAAATCAACAGTCTTATCAAAGCCAGTGATTCCAGCTAATTTACTTCAACCATGTCCGACTTTAAATCAAATAGAGACTGGCACTGGCAAAGATGTTTTGTTGTGGGCTGTCGACACTGTAGCAAAATATAATGAATGTGACGCAAAACATGCTGCACTTGTAAAAGCTCTCGAATGAGGGCTTTTTACATTTTGAGAAAAAAAATGCGCAAAAATTGAATATAAGAATTAAATTGCGCAAATATATTCACAATTATTCATTCTTTAACTTCTTTAAATCCCTTCAGCCGTTTTCCTTTGTTTGCTAAAAACCTGTCACATTCCCGCTGTTCAAGAAATCTTATAGCACCTTCTTTTTCTTCATTTAGAATATATTGTTGTGTGTACATAGAACTAATGTCACTACTATCTTGATATTCTTCATGCTCGTTCTGAACAATGTGAAGATATTTTCCATCCTTCTTCAAATAAATGTACTTCATGGCTTAATTCTTTTAGTCTTTAGTTATATATCTAACACATAATGATAAATTCTAATATATAGCAAAAAGTGTCAGAAATGTGTCTGAAATAAGATAAGTTAATGAATATAAATAAATTAGTCTGTCCTTGACATCGTAGAGGTCTCCAGTTCGAGTCTGGATATACCTACCAAGATATATCAAGGACTTATAAGCAAATCAGAAGCTTATAGGTCTTTTTTTATGCCTGTTTGACACGTTTTTAATTTGGCAAACTTGGAATTTATGGCAAAAAAT